CGCATTAGTTCCATCAACGTTTGCAACTGTTATTCTGTTTACTTTTACAACTTTATCTGAGGCAACTGTCATTAAAGTTGTGGTTGTAGTGGCTGATAAATTGAATCCTACCGATTCACCTTTAATGCCTGTTACTGATACTATATTTGGGTTAGCCATAATCTATCTCCTTTTAGCCGAAAACGATTGCCATTGCAATAGCTTTTCCTGTTGTTATTCCTGCAGTATCAAAGCTTAAAGTTCCAGAACCGTTTGTAACTAACGCTTGTCCACTTGTGCCATCGCCTGCTGGAAAAGTTAAAGCATCAATAGTAACTGTTCCAGAGCCTTTTGGTTGGATTGAT